TGCGCGTGTGGATTGTCCAATATGCTTATGTGCATCTGATGAAGGACGGCTGACACCGTGTGGTCATTACTACTGTTGTGATTGTATTGAGCGATGGGCAATATCGAATCATACGTGTCCATATTGTCGCGAATTATTATTTGTTCGGTATTGAGTTTTTATATTATAACACGTTATAATTTCTGGTTGTATAAACTGATTTTATTTTTAGAAAAATTGATGGTTAAAAATAATAAAATGTATATGATTTGATACACTTCATACACAAGAAATGAGTTCTTATTTTGATCCAAAACAACTAAAACAGTATTTATATATGGTGGCGCACTTCTCCGGTTCTGTTAAGGATGTCAAGTTTCACCCTACGCAGCCGTATTTTGCGACAGGAAGCGATGACCGTTCCTGCGCAAAAATATGGCGTCCGTCTTCCGATAACTCTTCTGCAACTCTTGTTGCGACTCTGACGGGACACACACGAGATATTAACGCTATCGCGTTTCACCCTTGGGACCTACTTCTGGCAACCGCAAGCAATGATAAAACTGTCAGATTGTGGCGGGTATTCCCCGACAGCTCGTCTGCAACTTGTGTGGCGATTCTGACAGGGCACACCAACTATGTTACCTCAGTGGCGTTTGACCCTACGGGCCAGTTTCTGGCAACCGGTAGCTGGGACAAGACTGCCATATTGTGGCGTCTGTCCCCCGACAACTCGTCTGCGGTTCCTGTGACAATTATTGCGGGGCACAGTAGCGTTGTTTCATCTGTGGCGTTTGACCCTAAGGGGGAGTTTCTGGCAACCGGTAGCTATGACAAGACTGTCATGTTGTGGCGTCTGTCCCCAGACAACTCGTCAGTGAGTTGTGTGAAAACTCTGACGGGGCACAGCACATGGGTTACATCTGTCGCATTTGACCCTACGGGGCTGGTTCTGGCAAGTGGAAGCGAAGACAGGACTGTCAAATTGTGGCGGCTGTCCTCCGACAACTCGTCCGCAACTTGTGTTGCGACTCTGGAGGGGCACACCCATAATGTTCTTTCTGTTGCGTTTGACCCTACGGGGCGGGTTCTGGCAAGCAGTAGCTACGACGATACCGTGAGATTGTGGCAGTTGTCTTCTGATAAGTCGTCCGCGACTTGTGTGAAGACTCTGGATCACCGTACCATTGTTTTTTGTGTAGCGTTTCATCCATCTAACGAGACTATGGCAACTTGTGGATCCGACCACAGCGTAAGATTATGGAGGAGTGATACATCGACTTCTTAATCGACTTCTGAATAGACTTCTTAATCGACTTCTGAATCGACTTCTGAATCGAATACGATAAATACTGCATCATACAAGTGGGATGGACTCAAACCAGATATACACAATCCTGCTAGAATGCTTCCACTTTCTGAGTATCCATGTGATTTCTGTAAGAAGACAGATCAAGGAATGAAAATGAAGGGGTCTAATATAGAGGGAGTTCTTTTCGTATGTCCCGAATGCAACCATGGCCTTACAACCCGTTTGAAGGAAATCCTTGGAGAAAAACTTTGGAATCTTATCGATACGAACCAACAAATCATGGTTCCACGTACAAATGGACCAAATGAATTGTGGTATATTAGCTCTCCACTTCCAGTAATTCATCACGGGACATGGCGTCTTCTTGTGCAGTCTCATCGGAATTTGATGAACAGTGAGTGCATCAACAAAGCAGTTCAAGTTGAAAAGCTGAAAGAGCTGAACAAGTGAATCCACAAAACATGTGATAATATTATAAAATAGTCGTAAAAGATGTTCAGTTTATATTTCACTACGTAAAAGTTATCTCTGTTGCGTTTCACCCTACGTATCTAATTCTGGCAAGCGGAAGCTACGACAATACCGCGAAGTTGTGGTGCTTTTCGCCAGACGGCTCGACAGCGAATTGTGTCGCGACTCTGGACAGCCACAATAGCACTGTTTATTCTGTGGCGTTTCATCCATCTAACGGGACTCTGGCAACCGGTGGTTTCGACCACTGCGCTAGATTGTGGGAGATAGATTAGTGATTTAAAAAAATCGAATAATATTATAAAATAGTCGTTAAAAGGCGTTCAGTTTATATTTCATACAGTGAAATATAAACTCAAGAGATATAAATCACGTAGTGATTTATATCTGTCCGCAATATTTTAACTTTCTTGCGAATGATACGTATCCATACTGTCGCGAATACTTATTCATTCTGCGTTTGATGAAAGTGATATATTCGCATGTTTCTATAATAATTTCTGGTTGTATAAACTGATTTTATTTTTATCTAGGAACAAGCGATGGAGACTTTGAAGTCTTGTCGGAAACCATGGATCCAGTTTCTTATTCTGCTCATGATGATGCAATATTTGTTGTTGTGTTTAATCATGACGGAACACTTTTTGCGACTGGTTCTCGTGATAACTCCGCGAAAGTGTGGGCAATCTCAGATGATGGCAAAACGATCAGCTGTATTGCGACTTTGGATGCTAGTCAATACGGGGTTTCCAGTTTGGCATTTAATTGTGATTCAACACTTTTGGTCGCTGGTGGTCCGTCTGATGAAATTGCAACTGTGTGGAAAATATCACATAATGTAGATGGACAGATTGTTGTCAGCCATGCTACCAATATAACAGAAGAACTCGGAAACTATATATATTCAATTGGATCTCATCCAACTAGACCGAATATTGTAGCAACTGGTCATAGTGATGGAACCATAAAATTGTGGGATTTGTCCAATGAAACTCCGGCTTGTATAAATACTTTGATTGGACACACATTCTGCGTTTCTTCTCTCGCATTTCTCCAAGATGGAACTGGTCTTGTAAGCGGTAGCTATGATGGAACCGTCAAGATATGGAAACGTATAAATGACGAACCCTCCTCTGTTCAAACAATTGGAACTCTCAATGATGGCTTGCCTTATGATGCTACTGTCAGAGTAAATACAGTTGCAATTGACCACAGAACAAATGTCTTCGCCTTAGGGAAATCGAATGGCATCATTGAATTTTGGAATCTGTCATCAGATGGCACGAATTCTAGATTAATTAAAACAATACGAGGAACCAATAAAACAATTGAATTTGTTGGTTTTTCATTTGGAACCTTTCTTTTATTGGGAGATGGAGAGATTCAACTCATTCCACAATAATAATCGCATATGTGATTAGTAATTATAAGTATTGATAATTTATTACAGCTATTTGTCAAAAGTGGAATAAATGAGATATAAATTACGTAGTGATTTTTATCTGTTCGCAATGTTTTAAGTTTCATGCTATAATTTATTGGGATCGCTGGTTGCAGTGGCTGTTCATTCTCCTTTTTATTTGTATTGATGTTTATATCACCAGTTCTCAATTTTAACATGAGCTATTTTCGCTCACAAAATATAAATTCAAACCGGACATTATTATATATAGGGATTTTTTATTTGCGAAACACAACTTAAAGAAAACTATATAAAAATATAAAGGAGATGTCCAATTATAAATATGAGCTTTCTATTTATATAATGAATCAGTCCGATGCCGAATTTGTGGCCAGATATCGTAAAAAAGTAGGAGAACATAATCAAAAAATTAGGGACCGCCTATTTGCGGATTCCGGCTTTGATATTTTCATGCCTTTTGACGGAGACGATTATTTGAACAATAAAAACTGCGCAAGTATAGACGGCGCCAGATTTTTGGGGTTGGGCCTCAAATGCGCAATGCGAAAGCGGGAGGAGCCCTGCGGTTTTTACCTCTACCCACGGTCCAGTATTAGTAAGACACGGATGCGACTGGCAAACTCCGTCGGGATTATCGACGCCGGCTACCGTGGCGAACTCATCTCCGCCGTGGATACGACGGGCGTATATGGTAGCAATGATATCCATCACATTTGGGGAGAGACGCTCGGGCCCATCAAAAGGTTCGACCGCTATTTCCAGATTTGCGCGCCCGATTTAGCCCCATTTATAGTCCAGATTGTTGATAGCGAGAGCGCGCTGGGGACGACTGAGAGGGGCGCCGGTGGATTCGGATCGACCGGCGTTTGAGCTTAAAAAAATCGGTGGAAAATAATAATATAATAATGAATCGTATATACCTTCGGAATTATGCGCAACTCCCGATTTTAGCGACGAGATTCTGGAAAATCCCAAAGTTCGATGAAAAACGGCGCGAAGTCTTCAATAAAACGGTTAAATTCCAGAAAAAGGATTTTTATGCGATTTGCTATTTCTCACACGAACACCGGCGAGCCAATGAACTCGATGTAAAGAGCAACCTCGAAATAATATACAAGGAAAATAAGATTGATGAAATATGCGAGTTGTTTGATTTCAGGAGATTAAATAGTGTTGATATAAATTATTCACTTCGGAATTATATTGCGTGTCCGAGCAAATCTTATGAATCACTATGTTTGTCGCTGAAAGATAAGGTAGAATTTTACATAAATTTGGAGAATGGGGAGCGCGAGATAACGAGTAATTTTCACGGCGTCCTACCGAATAAAACGGTCGAATTTCTGGGTGGAATTGGGAGTATTTTGGATTCGGATTCTAATTCCGATAAATTCGAAGTTTTTTAAGTTATGATAATTTTATGATTTAAAGAAAATTTTATTATATATTGTAGTATGAAAAAAATGAGTGAAAAATTTAAGGATGAACGAGAAGCTATTTGTGATAAAATAATTGGAATTCTTGAACTTACAAATGGTGAATTTATCCTGTCTGAATTAGATGAAAATATTGAAAAACAACAACGATTGTTAGAATTGAAAACGGAAATCAGTAAATTTTTTGAATGCTCAACAATTTCTACTTTCAAGCCAAATTTTGAATGTAAAAGACCATATTTAAATCTTGTAAGAGGAATTTTACGAAAACAAAAATATAAATTTGAAGCAAATGATTATTTGGTAAAATTGGATAATGGGTTTCTAAAAAGAACTACCAAATATAAAATATTTAGAGATAAATAATTTAATCGTAATCTATTTTTAGTAATTGCTATTTTTTTACCATTGCGGTGTTTTATTTAGAATAAAATATTTTAAATAATAATGGAATTGGAGGAGAGAATACCTTTGATAAAACTTAAATGGATTGCTACTCTTACGATTGAAGAATTTGAAAAAAAATGTATTACTAAAAAAACAAAGAAAAGTGATATTCAAACAATGTTCGAAATGTTGAAAAATTTTTGTAAAACAAATTTGATATAAAAAAGCCAAACTGTCATTTTTTTCTTACTTTCTATATTTATATTTATTTATGGGATATCATGAGAATAAATTGTAAAATAGATAAAATTTGGCAAACATGTCAATAAGTAATATTATGATAATGGCAAAAAAAAGTTTTTTTATCCAATAAGTCTATTTAAAGAAATTCTAATATAATATAAATATAAAATGGCAGATTTTGAAATATTTAGTGTAAAAAATTATGAAAATGCTAACAGTAATTTCATAAAAAATAATACAATATTTTATCATGATATTGATGAATTATGTGAAGAATTAAAAAAAGATAACTACTATCATTTTCGAGTTCATAAAAATAAGGAATATATTATTTTTGGAGATTTAGATAATTTTCAACTTGGTATAGACAAACTCCTATAAAAAGATTGTTATTGACTTTTACGAAATCGTATGTTTGTAATTTATTTCCATTTTTAAATGCTTTATTACCACCTTTTTGCTTTCCATAAATAAACCGACTATATACATCAAATATAAACTCTGTTTCTATATCTGATTGTAAATAGTGATGTAAATTCATTTATTTATTGTATATTATAATAAAATAATTAAATTATTTTTTTATAAAACGATTTGTGATAGGTCGTTTTTGGGGCTTTTTATTGAATATTCAAACAAAAACAAATCCACTTACATTCCACAAGAATTTGATTTATTTCATTCAGCAATTTTATTCCGGGAATTTCGATTGTTGCTATTTTATTATCTTCATAAATTTCATAATTTTCAGTCAGATATTTCGTATATGTTATTTGAAATAATTCCAACCAATCAATAAAGAATTTACAATTTTCGTTATTGAAATATTTAAACGCATAAAAAGGAGAAGGTAATTGGTTAAATTTATTTTTTAAGTAGTTATAATTTTTTTTTATTTCTTCGAAATATTTTATCCAAGAATTTAAGTTTCTATTGAATTTGATTGATATTATATTATTCTTCTTATTTTTTTGAATTACATTTATAGTTTCGTCCAATTTTGAAAAAAATACGTCAAAATCTGACCATGATACCGTTTGAAAAAGAGTATTTATTTTTTTTTCAATCATTTCTCTTTTATTCACAAAATTTGTATTTGTTTTTTTATAAGGATAAAAATTGAAATTACTGTAATATCCGATTCTTTTTTTCAATATTGATAATGTCCTCAGTGGAAATTCATGGTCCGTTTGTGGGTTGAACCTCCGGTTAAATAGTTTATTTCTGGTTGGACATGTTATATAAGAATTATCTTGTAAATACATGCTCGTGAATCCTAATACAATCGCAATTATTTTTGCCCATTCAATCAAATCCTTTCCAGAATTTATATCATTTTTACTAATATTTGATAATTCACACGACCGTCTTTGTTGGTTTTGGTCATCGTGTATTTTTGTAAAATAATTATTTTTGATTGAGAGTGTTGCGAACTCATTTTGCTGGAAAGTGGTCATCTTAAAAAATGTATCGCCATTCTCATCCAAATTTATTCTGAATTTATAAACATATTGTTCCATATTGCGATTCATTGGACCTAAAATATATATTATATTTGATGATATGAAAGGACTCAATGTATTTTGAATGTGTGTGAAAATATCATCGGTATTATTTGTATTTTTTTGAAATGAATGATATGGATTCCAATAATCCGGTAAAGATTCTGGATATTCAGTCATTTTTATCACTTTATTCGCCATAATTATGTTTATAATATTATTTTTATATTTGGAGTTCAAACGTCCTTTTCAATCACAAGTAAAACGTTATTGTTTGTATTTCCTTCCATTTGTTTATAAAATTTTTTAGTTAGTTTATCGCAACCATCAGTCAATTGTTTCAATTTATCTATTCCAATTTCATAAACCTCTTTTCCTTTTCTGTATTGGTATTTTTTCATTATTCCTTTGATACAGTTTTATATGACTATGTCATACAAAACTCTAGAGTTTATATATGACTTTGTCATATATAAACTGTACAGCCTTCAACTTCTGAAAAATTATCTGTCTCAAATAAAAACTCGACGTCTATTTTATTCGCGTGTGATGAATTATGCTGTTTCATCCTTTGTAAAAAGTCCTTACTTTTTCCAATTTTTATGAATTTGCGGTTGTTATCTGTTATCTCAAATCCATATATAACTCCTTTACTTGGTTTTTTACGTGGTTTTAGAGATGTGTCCATAGTTTTAACTTGCGTTTTCAATGAATTGATAATATAATCTTTGTATTTGTTGAGAGTTTCTTCAACTTTCAAGAAATATTCACGAACTTCTTTCGCACGGTTTGACTTAGAAATCATGCATAATTTTTTAAATGTTGATTGTTTCAATAATATATCATTTTTTGGTTTACCTCTAAATTTATCATTTTTTTTCAAAGTATAATCAACATTTTTTATAAAATTATCAACTAAAGTTCTTTTTGTTGAATCTTTGCGTTGTCCTAACCATTTAACTACATTATCAAAATTAATAAAAAATGTATCATTATACTCATTATATTGTAATACTTTAAAAAAATCATCTATAAATTGATTTGGAATCGTAGAATACTTTTTCAAAAAATCAGCAAAAGTAATCATTTATAATTTATAGTTAGATTATTTTAAATCCACTATAACGTGGATTTAAAAATAATAATATATATAAATACAATAATGGAAAGAGGAATATTATACGAGTCTCAATCATTACAATATTTAATCAATAATAATCAAAATTATCTTATTTTCTTATGGAAGGATATTCCATATAAATATATTTTTAAGTGTGGATTTGATATATATATTACAAATAATAATGAAGAAAATTCATATAGAGACATTGGATGTGATATTATGATGATAAATAAAGAAAATGATGATGATATTATTATTGTTCAATGTAAAAATTACGAATTAAAAAATATATGTGTTAAAGATTTATCTGGATTTTCGTTTTTATTTTTAACTTCAAAAGTTCCAATTAAAGGAATTATTATATCTCATACTGAATGTTCCCAATTAGTTAAATCTGTATTTTCAAATAATGATAAAATTAAATATCAAAAATTAGAATATCAGGAACATAAAGAAGACCCAGTTATTCTTAAATATCAACCAAGAAATTATCAAATTGAAGCTTATAATAAATTTACTGGGAAAGGTATATTACAATTACCATGTGGGATGGGTAAAACATTAATTGCCTGTATGATTGCTTCAAATTATGATAACATTATTATTTTATCTCCTCTAAGAAATTACGCAGTTCAATTATTAGAAAAATTTAAAGAATATTTCAAAGATACATATAATTATTTATTACTTTCGATGGACGGAGAAAGAAGTATTGATATTCATAATCAAAAAAATATAATAAGTTCTACATTTTGTAGCGTATATTTATTGTTAAATTTAAAATTAGACAATTCTATAATAATTGTTGATGAATTCCATAATTTGAGCATTAATCAAGTTAATGATGTAAATAATGATATGAATAAATTAATATGTTCTTATGATAAAAGGTTATTTTTAAGTGCTACACCAAAAATATATGAACAAATTGATGAAGAACAAGTAAATGCGCATAATATCGATGAATATGATTTATTTGGTAATATATTTTATTCTTATTCATTTGTTGATGCTATAAAAAATAAATATATTAATGACTTTCGATTGATAATACCAAATTTAAAAGAAGATACAAATAAAATAGATTTTTTTTATAAAAATATGTTATATTTTGGATATAAGAAATGTATAATATATTGTAAAACAATTGAAGAAATAAGCAAATATGAAGAAGAAATAATTAAATTAAATAAAACTAATTATAATATTCAATTAAAAACAAATTCAATAACATATAAAACATCTCTTAAAAAAAGAGATAAAATTATTAATGAATTTAAAAAAGACTATAAAATGAATTTATTATTTTCAGTTCATACGTTAGATGAATGTATTGATATTCCAAACTGCGACAGTGTTTATATAACATATAAGGTAGTAAATCCTATAAATATTATTCAAAGAGTGAGTAGATGTTTAAGAGTTTATGAAAACAAAGGAAAATCAGGAATATTTTTATGGTGTAATAAATATAGAGAAATAAAATTAGTATGTAATTTATTAGAAGAGTTTAATATAAATATTTCTCAAAAAATAAGTAAAGAAAACTTAATAATGAGTAATTATTTAAATAAAAATTTATTTAATAATAATGAGATAGAAACAGATATAATAGAACAAATTCAAGATAATATAATTATAAATACTGAAAATCATAATGAGATTGATTTAATTAATTTTATAAAAAAAGAATTACCATATATTCCAGATTATTTAATAGATATAATTTGTAAAAATAGTAAATTATTTGATGGTGATTATAATAATTTATTTTATATTTCGTTAGATAATATTTCGAAATGGATAAATAAAAGAAAAGATAATTTAAAACAAGTTTTAATTAAAAATTTTTCAAAAAATATTGATTATACATTGGAACAAGTAGTTGAAAGAGGAGGAAAACCAAGAGATATTATCTTACTTAAAAATTCATCATTTAAAAAAATTTGTATAATGCTAAATAATAAAACTGCGAAAGAAGTACGTGATTATATAATTCTTATTGAAGAATACATGAATCGATACAAAGATTCTATTATAGAATCACTAAAAAAATAATTAACTAACTTGAAATTATTATTTATAAAAATTTATATGTTCAATCCTCCATTTTATTTTAATACATTATCTCATGTTAAAATCAACACATGGGACCGTTATTCTAAAAAAAGACACAATCCTTTATCACGCGACGGATGAAGAGTTCTCTTATAGACCAGACTCTCACATAAGAACTGTATTTCATCCATCAGAATGGACAGGATATGATAACGAATATATTGTAAAAATCCGATTGAAGCGCGATATCGAAGTCCTATTTTGGATTTCCGGATTCAAGAAACACTATATTTTATCAAACCAACCCGAGAAAAAATCGAAGGATTTCCTTGAACACAAGAGATTAAAAACTCTTTGAGTTTTAATCTCTTGTGTTCAAATGACTTTGTCATTTTAACTGAACGCATAAAAATAATCGGAAACAATATTATGATTTGATAAAAAATGTGTGAAAAAAAGGAAATATTTGAAGCCACTTAGATTAAAACTTGGGTTCGAAGTTAATGATTGGGATTGGTCTTAGTTCAATTTTTCTTTTTAACATGATACGCCATGTTAAAATCAATACACAAAATACCAAAATTCATACAGACAATTATTATAAAAAAGTCTGAATATGGGTCGTTTTTGGGGGTTAGCCCCTTTTACTTCTACGTAGTAGAAGAAAAAAGGGGTTGAGCACGACCAGTAAAGATTGGGGGACCGCGTATCCGGTTTCTTCGAGAACGCTCCCGCTTGTTTTTCATTTGAATGCGCAATATAAGCCACTCATAGAAGAATATATCCGATACGGGCGCGAATCAACGTATCCGCTCGAATACGCGCTCCAAGTCATTTTAGAAAATGCGATAATAAACTATTTGGACCAATAACAAATTCCACGTATTATAACTTAAAAGAATCCGCCTATATTATAAAAATAAACTAAAATGTCATCAGCAAATATAGAATTATTGTTATTACTGCGGTCTACACAAGCTTTCCCAATGGTCGCCCAGTATTTAAACAACGAACTCGCACCAACCTCCATAAAAGAAAAGGAAAAATCCAATTTCATCATGAAAATTGACATGGTCAATAATTGCTTTGAGGTCCCAAGAACAATGGATATACTATCCGCCATTGAAATAACCGGAACATTCATGGAACCGGTCCTATTTTCCACAACACGGGCGACCCGCCTTTCAGAAATATACGCGCGCATTAAATCAATCGATATTGAAATTGGTGGAGAAATAATAACGCGCATCTATTTGACGAATGAAATCGCGGAGATATCGACGAACCAGCACTTTTTCACGATTCATATACCTCTCAGTAAAATATTCTATAATTACGAATATATTCCAGTCGTTGCGCTCAGGTATCATTCTATAAAAATACACGTTCGCGAATTTTTACAGAGTTCGCCTTATGATTGTTATTTATTTGGGGCCGTTCTTGATACAGATATTCGACAGAAATTTTTGCAAGATTCGATGACATTATTATTCAAAGATTTCAACAAGTATGACGGGAAGATATCGGGAAATAAAATAAAAGTTTCATATGATAATGGAGATGGATTGAGCAAGACGAATATGATAAGTTCGCTGTATTTCAAGTTTGATGTAAATATCCGCAGTCGATTAAAACACATTGCGCTCAAAACTGGAAAAGACCAGACTATTACTATGATTCCATTGAGTCAGATTCAATTTATTGGAGATTATGAGTTCATTATTGACAAATTCTACTATAAGACCTTCCTTTTCAATACGGTCGTAATTGAGTTTGAAATGACATATCCTTTTAATGATGCACGGTTCTCTTTGATAACGACGAAATACAATGTGTTCTTAATTGGAAACGGTTTTTGTAGTGGGAAAGCATTCAATAATTTGGGCCAGACTGTTCACGGAGTGGAAAATGAAGAGTTCGAAAGAATACCAGATGCGCTTTATGAAGAGAAGGTCATTCCAAGAGAGGACTGTGTGTGTGGGATTACACATGAAGAATTTGAGGATGGGTATATGCGCGTTATATGTGGGGGCTGTTTTTCGAGCTTCCGGCGGGAGGCGATTAAGACGTGGTTCCATTCGAAGAATAAACGGTTGTGTCCTTGTTGTCGGGAAGAGGATGGCGCTTGGTGGAAGCGATAAAATTATTTTGTAATATATATATTATGAATAATTTAAAAAGTTATAAGATAATTGTTCATTCAAAAAAAATGAGAAATATTCGTGGTTCAAGTCCGGTGGAAGTCGCAAAAAAAGTAGCATCTAAATTATCTAATAAATATTTTTCAATTATTGAAGTTAAAACTAATAAGATTATCCATTATTATTCAGATAAAAAAGAATTATTAAGACCTTATACTAAAAATGGAAAATTAGTAAAATACAGGATTATTGTTAAAAAGATTGGCAAACAAATTGGTGGAACATATCCGCCTAATTTAACTAATCGACAAGACCCAATATATACCTTTTTTCCGAGAAATAAGTATTTTATAAGATTTATTGAATATCATAAGCGAATGTTTATACAAAATGAAAGTAATAAAGAATGGTGTAGTGATTTTTCTATAAAAGAAAAGACATTATTTATAGAAAATTTAAATAAATGTAATCGTCAATCTGGCAGAGATACTATAAATAATATAATAAACTATGGAAAATACTTAAAAGAGAAGGATGATATTATTGATCAGATTTCGTTAGATGATGAGAGCCGGATAGAAATTATGAATCATGATAGTTTTTCTTTATCTTTATTATCAATTTTAAGCACTGGAATGTCATGGTATAATAGTTTGCATTTTTTTACAGAAAAATCTGAAGAAGAACAAGCATATAATGCCCGTTTTCTAGGAATGAAGTTAGAAGATTTTCTTAAAGAATGCATACGAAAAAAATTAGAAAAAATATTAAAAGAACAATCTGAAAGAAATAGTTTATCAAAAAATGATTTTAAAGAAAATATTAGATTAGAATTAACTAATAAAAAAGATGAATTTATTAAAAGATTTGGAGATTTAAATGTGAATGAATTATTTATTAGTATAAAAGATATATTAAAAAACCATGAAAAATTATCAAAAGAAGAATTAGATAAAATTATTGAATTATTAAATTTTATTGAATCTTCTGAAATTATTATGTACACCAAAGAAAATTTAAAACTAATTTTATAAATATAATAAAATTATGTATAATCTGTTTCTTTGTTGTATGATACCAGAAAGAAGTCTATAATAAATTATTTTTCTAATATATAATAATCAATATAATGAAAGAAATATATTTTATTAGACACGGTCAAACAGATGAGAATTCTCTGGGTATCCGCCAAGGCTCCGAAATTGATTCCGAATTGAATGAATTAGGGCGCATTCAGGCAAAAAAGACGGGAAAATATTTGAAAAAATACAGAATGAAAGATAATAATTTTGACTGTATAATATCGTCGCCTATGAAAAGAGCAGTTGAAACCGCAAAAATAATCAGGAAAGAAATAAAGTATCTGAAAAAGATTGAGATATTTGATGAATTGATTGAATTGCGCCGTGGTAAAATGAGTGGATTAGCAGAAAATGATAAATATAGGCAAAAGATTGAGAAAGAGATTGAAAAAAAACAGAAAAAAATAGGAGACCCGATAGAGTATATGTATGAATTTGATATAGATAAATATTTGAATAGCAAATTTGATGTTGGGATTGAGACTAAATCGGAAATGAATGCGCGGTCTAAAAAAATTATGGATTTTATTGAATCTAAAAAATGTAAGAAAATATTGGTTGTTTCTCACGCAGGAATAATTATGAACACTATAAAAAAGATGTTCAATTTAAATTACACTCCAATTGGGAATTTATCAAATGGAAAGAATTGCTGGATTAGTTATATTCGGCGCGATGATGGAATTTATAAATTAGTTTCTCCGCCGGATTCTACACATATTGGTTTGAACCATCGGATGCTATCGTGAAAACTTCCCAATCATAATCCCGATAATTTCCTCGGTGAAAACGTCCGCGAAAATACATTGAAACTGGTTTGTCTTTTGTGAGAAACTCCTCGATTTTTTTTAATCGGTATTGCTTGATGGTATAACTGACGGTGTCTTCTTTAATGTGTAAATAAACATACATCATGTCATCATCGATTGATTGCTCTTTTCGGTCGGGTAATTCACAAACATTTGCGAGTCTATATTTTATTTCTAAAATATTCGTTGGTAATGCTCTACCAGAATTCTCATCATAATTTATTACTTTAGACACGTTAACTATTTTTCGAGAAAGGAATTTCTCCAAAAATTTATACTTTTCGAAATCGATGAGTTTGATTAATTTTCCGTTGTGTAACCGGTATTTTCGAAGGTATTTCGTGTAAATCTTGATGAGTATATCATTTGGTAATCTTTGAAGGTCCATTTTTATTTATCAAAGTGATATGCTAACTATTATTCAATTTTTACCATCAATTTTACAAGTAAAACATTGTAAAAATGCTGGGCGTGGATGTATTAGAAATTCATCGGATCGTATATGAAATAACCGCGTCCTTTTCCTAAATATTGGGTTGGCAGTTGTGTATTTCGCGAAATATGTGCGCCTATCATTGGTAGAAAATTCGTCTTTGGAACCGGAAGCATACTTTATAATTGAATTTTTATTTTAAGTTTTTTTTGATAATAAAAAAATAGTAATTAAATAATATATAATGAGATATAATTTTATACATTTCCGGAATTTGCCAATTCTCGCAAAAACATTCTGGAAAGTTCCCAAGTATTTACCAGATAATCCAGCGAAGGAATCTTTCAATAAAATAGTCGGTATTTATGGATCGAACTTTAATGCGGTCTGCTCTTTCATGCATAAAACGGATGCTTTTGAAAAAAACTTTATTATCAATAGTCATTTCACGTTTTCATCGGAGAGGCTCAGGATAGAGGAGTCGTGTAAATATTCGAAAATGGATGCTAATGAACAATTCCGGATTGTTTATTCTATTATTGAGAAGTCTCATGAAGAGATAATTTTTATATTTGAAAAAGAGCACGAAGATAAAATAAGATTACTTCCAAGAAATATACAGGATTCATTTAGAGAAATAAACTCACTTTTAGAGGAGAATAAGGACAAATGTGTGATAAGTTAAAGGATTCTTAGTTTATTTGAAATACAAGATTAACATCTTTATCAATTATATTACTTAATTGATTAAATTTGTAATGACTAATTAAATTTATGATGTCATTTCTTGGAGAGTTGGAAACAATATTATTGGTTCTTCCACGTCTTTTTTGTTCTCTTGCAACTGAATCACTCCAACATTCAGCTATTAGTATAAAGTGATTTATTTGATTACTTAATATATTATGACATCCTCGCAATACTTCGATTTCCCATCCTTCGGTATCGACATGTATCAAACCGACTGGCTCTATTATTTTTTGAATATCATCAATCTTCATTATTTGAATACCATTTTTTGAGTTGTATTTATATGAACATCCTCCTTCTAAATTTGAACGGACATTATCACTAACTGCGAATCCATTTGAATTACCCACACAATTATTATAAACTTGGATACTCAATTTATTCCTCTCTGCTACTTTTTTTATTACTTCGCATTTTAGATTGTTTGGTTCGAACGCGAAAAAGCGGATGTCTTTTCTATTATTTTTTGATGCGTGGAGAGCCATTGTTAAAACGGTGTCTCCATAATTAGAACCAACATCCAAAAATGATGTGTTTTCCGGTAATGACAGCAAATATTTTCCTTCAATTGCTTTATGCTTTTCACATCGCAATAACTCATTAATTTTTATAAAAGATTTTCCGATTATTTTAGTTCCAATTTCCTCCCATCCTTCTAAAATATCACCAAGAACTGTTTTCATTATTAGTATTATTATTATATTTTATTTTTATTTTTACGATAAGTTGTTCATAACTTAAAGAAAATTTGATATCGGAAAATATGGAACCAAATTATCTTCGAATTGAAAAAGATAATCGCATTATACAATTTTGTGTTGATATTGAGAGAAGATTCGCATATTCTGAGTATAGCATGGATTACTTCGATAATTATATTCGAATCCGTGATGAATATGTGGATTCCGGCGCGTCATCCGACCTACTTTTAGCCGTGGATGACTACTGCAATATACGAATTTACGACAATTTTATGAAAGAATATGTTGGGTTTGAGGTAGATGACTTAAATATTATTCATTACAGGTATGAAACGCTTAATTTATCTGGGATAACACTGGAACAGTTGGTAAAAGAAATTCTTTATCAGAAATTTGTTGGCGCACGTGTTAGATTCGATGTATAAGTTTTATTTATTTACAAAGTAAATAAATAAAACATCTAGATATAAATATCATTGATATTTATATGTATAAGTTAAAAATAGAATTTTATATTAAAGATTTTTATCATTATAAATAATAATGACCACTAATTTCTGTAAAGCGGAATCCGGATATAAAAAAATAACGGATAATTTTACGTTCAATGAAAATGACATTTCTGGAATATTCAACCTCTTTTTACTTTCGACTGCCGGTCTTTTAGGAATTACTGCCGTCGCTCAACAGAACTACAACTATTTATATGGAGCTTTCGCATCACTTGGAACATTCGCAGTCCGGATTTACAAGAACCCAATTGAGGCTCTTTATATGATGTCAGCAATATTAACTCTTGGAATTAGAACACCTGAATTTCTGGATAAAGACGCCTATTTTCCGATGAATCGCGTGTTTGAGGACCCCGCGAATTTTGATGCACTTAAAGAGGAAGTCGAAAACATATTAGAGAAAACGGGAGATGGCGATAGTTTGACGATGACGAGTGAGACATTCAGTGGCCAGAATACTTATATAGGCTCTGATATTAGGCGAGAAAATGGAAAAACTAAAGCATGGCGCGTGATAAATATCAAAGCAGGAGATCAATATTCAGCAGTCGCCCACAAATATTTTCCAAGTTTGGTTCGGCTATTACGGTCGGTTCCTCAAATTGGGACATGCGCAATTAGTGTATTACAGGACGGTGTTCATATACCAATTCATGTGGGATATTATAAAGGAATTATGCGCTACATGATTCCAATAATCGTCCCGAAAGACCGAGAGAATGTGTTTTTGTGTGTGAATGAGTTGAAATATTACTGGACCGAGGGCGTTGGCGTTTTGTGGGATGACACGTATCCGCACAAAGTATATAATAATACTGATAAAATACGTGTTGTTATTTATATGGATGTTGTCAGGCCGTTGAGATGGGGATTGAACACGTTGAATCGGTTTATTCTTCTATTGGCGTGTAATTCGAAAATTGTGAAAGATGAAATAAAGAGGACTGAAATACAGGTTAAGAACAAGGAATAGATATTTATCCTCTTTGATTTTTATATGTTTCCAATTTACAAAACAATTTTTTGTCTAATTTTTCAAAAATTTCCATTATTTCTAAATATATTTTATAGAATTTTGCTATATTTTTATGAATCATATTTTTCTTACACATTTGCGCAAATATTTCTACAATATTATCTGAATCATTTTTTTTCACAGAAATTACAACGCGATAATGATTTTTTGATACATCATCTGTCGCGCATGTGTAAAAATCACCTAATTGGTGTCCGAATTTTTTTCCTTTTGATTTGTCTAATTCATCAATATTGATTTTTTTGGGATTATACAAAACTAAATCTATATAATGTTTCTCATCAAAAATATAATAATATATATTATTTTTTTTCAAAAATCTAATAATTTTTTCTATTTTTGATTTAGATTTTACATAAACAAGCGCAACATTTCGATAACCAGTTAAAATAAGATACCATTGAAGGATTATTTCGTATATTTCTCGTATTTTAGTATTTTTATATTTGTTATATATGATTTTGGGGTCCATAATATTTACATACAATAAAAATAATATTTTATTTTATTTTCAGTTATTGTTTTGAATGGGTCGCCTCTCCGGAGTTCATTTATGGCCAAGTGAATATGCGTTTGTAATTTATCTTCATCAAACAATTTTTCGATTTCATCTGGACTCAATTTCTTCTGACACGATTATTATTCATATATTTTAGATATGAATAATAAGAATTATTTAATTTATCTTCGATAAATTAAATAACCACTGTGCGCCTTTTATTTTCTTACCAACTACTTTATTTATAGTAGCTTCTACTTCCAATTCAACCGATTTTTTACCAAATATTCCGAGAACTGGCTTTTTAATAATTGTTTTAATTTTCTTTATTTTCAACTTCAAATAATGGCTCACGTTATTTTTACAAACTGCGCCCATATTGCTTATGTTTTGTTCCAAATATTTTCGGAATTTTGCAGATTTTGCAAAAATATCAAGAAACTTTTTCTGAGTGGTCGCTGGAAGATTCGCGAAACTGATATCAGTTAAATCAGTGGGCTCATTTTTATAGAATACGACCTTGATATTGAAACGCATTGTATATTTTTATTGTGAGAAAAATAAAAATATCCGGATAATTCATGAAACAGATAAAAAATTTTATAGAAGCGCACCGACTCTCGAAATGTGGCGGGAGTTATCGGAAAGGCGTCATTTTTGACGCATCAGGCGCGATTTGTAGAATTTTTATAAATTTTACAACATCTAAACTTGATAAACATTCAGAAAATTACGATACTATTTTCTACGCTGGTCGCGGAAAAAAAGATAGGGATAAATATTTTGTTGAAAATACAGTCGCAAATAGAGAAAATTTGTGGATGAAGGAAAATAAAACTAAATTCCCAATATATGTTAAAAATTGTGATGGCTATTTTTATATTGGGCGGTTTGTGATTGAGAAGGTGCAGAAGAAGAAGCAATTTAATCCAAATATGGGAAAGTATTTTGAAACAATGGGATTTCTTTGTCGGAAGCAAAACTATTTATAAATTGCATTTAACTGTTCCATCCCGCTTAGAATGATGTCTTTATTGTTAAAATAACTTCGGTGGTAATGAACATCTGTGTATTCTTTTATGAAGTTCTTATCTCCATTTTTCAAACGATTTCGGAAATCTCTGACTTCCAAATGTCGAACATTACGATTTAATACTTTTAAATTTGGGTATTTATGTAAAACATTATACATAACTATTTGGTCAGTATACCATCCACTTCTTCCGGGAATTCCATTGTAATAACTTGGATAATTTTTAATCAGGGTATTTTCAATGTCTTTCTCGGTCTTAATATTGAAACATTTTGACCATGTGCTTGGATGCGCTGCATTGTAGCACATATAAATTTGTTTTCCCGCGATGCTTCTATAATAAATGAAGTCATCCTTCTTAAATTCTTCAAGTCCTTTCGTAAAATAATCGAAGTTCGTTGGAAAAATGTCCATATCTGTAATCATAACAAGCTCGTCATCTGGGAGCTTCAAGAGAGATGCATAATACATTCTCAAATTTTGACCTAAATACGCGCCTTTAAGGTCTAAGTTTTTATTCCATAAAATAATATTCTTCTCGTATTTTTTCAATTCTTTTGGAATTTCTGTTCCAACGAAAACACAAATGAATTTCACGTTGATTTTATTCCAGAAAAATATTTGGAATGGAATAAATTTATAGTATCTTGGAGAATTATCAACTGAGCCTAAAACAGTTGTCAAACGCATGATATTTATAATAAAAAAAAGTAAATATTCTTTTTTATTATTCAAAAATATGCGCATATATAAAATAAACTTTTACTTGAAAAAATATAATTTTACGCATTTATTTTGCGAAAATTTTTCTTTTTTATGCGTGATGGTTTATTCTGGAAATTATTATCGCTCAACACGATATATTCATTCCAATTCTCATTTTTTATTGGAGTTGCCGACATTAGAGGCTGGATGATAATCCCATTTTTTTGAAAAACGTTTTGATATGTAATTAAATCATTCTTATTTTGTTCAATAGTTGAATTGGATAAACAGAAATAAAAGAAAATTATTCCAAAAAATAATTTGAGCATTTTATGATTTATATTATGAAAAATTCTTTAAGTTTGTTTTTATAGATATAAATATTCAGATAATCATTTATTACAGTATAAAAATAATATTGTAATATATTATAAGATGAGTTTGAATCCAAATTCCAGTGAAACTTCTTTTGCTTCCGAAGCTCCTTGCGCCAAATTTTCCCTGAATATCAACGCATTTAACGGTAATACAACGAATTTTAATCGTCGTCCTGCTCCAAAATCACTTCATTTACCTGTCCAACCGGCGACTAAGCCAACTTTGGGAAGTTTTGGTGGCGGTAGTATTACTGCTGGACTTGTAAGGCCTTTATAGGAACAGAACAATAGTTCCACTCATACTCCATTGCGTGTCGTGTATATGTGATATATGAATTATAAAAATGTTAATATTTTTATATTTTATGAATTTAGTTTAGCTTAAAAAAATAAAATGTTATACAGTTTATATATGACAAAGTCATATATAAACTCTAGAACTATAAATCACTCCGTGATTTATAGTTATATATATTATAAAATGAAAGCTCCTCAGGTTAAGGTTTCTTCATTAGATTTCTCTGGTTCAACTCCTAATTCAAAGAACTCATCTCTCAGTTTTGGCGGTGGATACAGCCAGTCCAGTGGATGGAACGCAAACATTACTTACACTAAGAAATGGTAAATGCTAATTTATCATTTTCTTACACTAAGAAATGGTAAATGTTAATTTATCATTTTCTTACACTAAGAAATGGTAAATGCTAATTTATCATTTTCTTACACTAAGAAATGGTAAATCATGAATCAAAAAGTCTTATTTATGAGATGAACTTTTAGTTGGTCTCTAAAAAATTGAATTTTTACTTGATGAATTTTATAATAATTACACACAAAAATGACAACCGATAAATTAGAAACCGGCTATCAATACATTTGTAATAATAATCTTATCGCAAATTTCCTGAATTATCAAATGACAGAGAGCGACATTGACGAAAGAAAAATATCGCGACTTGATGAATTTCACATTTTACCACCGAATAAAGAAGAAAATATCGCGCGAAATATTGATATCAAATGGGATTTGGAAAATATCGCGAAAACTGGCTCACGCAACGGGTTGGCGGAATACATCTTCGATTTGATAATTTACGCAAGAGGCGCAACTGGGTCAAATATGAATCCATCTTGCTTGATATGCTAAAAATTGAATAAATAATTGATTGAACAAATGAATAATTATAACTTAAAAGAAACCGCG